GATCCGCCGGATCAACCCCATGCCTGTGCCCGCCTATCAGGTGCCCGCCCCCTATCCCTACTGCGGGGCCTATAACAATGGCTGCGGCTGTGGCTGCTAAACTGGTCGAAATCGACCCCTTTAACTTTCCGGCTCTGCCGTGACTATTTCGGGGCGGCGGGCTGAGTGTCTGCCGCCCCTGATTTTCTGGAGGTAAACAACATGCACACTATTGATGAAGTCAAGCAAGAACTCATTGAACATCTCTATAGGCTGGATAAAACGAAAATGAGCGTTTCAGATTTGCGGACTTATGCCGATACCGTTCAGATGGCTTGCAATATCGTTAAATCAGACAAAGATGATATGTTTTTGGAAATGTTCAGAACAATCAATGCCGGTGTCGGATTCAACCAGGCCGCTGTAACAAAGGAGGATGGTTGACTATGGCCTGTAAACCTGTATGCAGACTCTGTGACCGGCTTGTGATCTCTCAGGCGGTCGCTTTTACCGGTGGAAACCTGGAGATCAACCTTCCTGCTGGTTCCTACAACAACGGAGAGAAGTATTGCGTGGTCGTGGCTCAGGCCATCCCCGACACCACTACCATCAATGCTCCGGTGTATTTTACTATCGGGACCGGGACCACTCTCTATCCGATGACAAAGCGGAATTGCGCTCAGGTCACCGCCTGTGGCATCCGTACCCGGACCAAATACTCTCTCTGTGTCGTTACTACCCCAACCGGAGGCTCGTTCCGTATGCTGGGCACTCCCTGCTGCTCCCCCAGCAACAACCTAACCAGCATTGACGGGGGCGCGGCTCCCGCCCCTACGGCGTAAGGAGGGATCAAAATGAAACGATCCACACGGATGATGCTCATGTCCAGTGGCAGCAATCGCCGCTACAACGATGGACGCAGCTATGAAAACTACGATGTTGATGATAAATTCCGTGACCGCCGTGGCCGGGAGCACTATGACAACGGTCGGTATGCGCCCCGTTCTGAGATGATGGAGCCGAATGACCGGGGATATCATCGATATTCTGATGGCCGTTTTGCCCCTCGCAATGATGGTGGGACGTGGGTGGAGAGCAACTACTGGGATGACCGCATGACGGGCCCTCAGTCCCACTATGGCTATCCATACTATATGCCTCCGGCCTATACTGATAGACGGGAGATGACTAGGCCCATGAATAAGATAGGATTCGCCATTTCTGGTGAGGGTGAAATGAAGACCCCCAGGGAGTTTGAGCAGGACTACCGCATGAACGAAATGGAATACCGGAGAGGTGGAGAGCGAATGAGTGGCTATGGAGCCGCTTCCGGGCACATGCCCTTCGACCGCCGCATGGCGGAGGAATGGACCGCCAATATGGAAAATGAGGACGGCACAAAGGGGCCTCACTGGTCGTTTGAGCAGGCCAAGCAGGTCATGGCCCAGCGCGGGATCGAGTGCGACCCTGCGGAGTTCTGGGCGGCCCTCAACATGATCTACAGCGATTACGTCAAGGTCGCTAAAAAGTTCAACGTGGGGAGCAATATCGACTTCTATGTGGACATGGCGAAAGCATTCCTGGACGACAAGGACGCCGGACCGGACAAGCTCGCCAAGTATTATCAGTATGTCGTGAGATGACAGATCCGCCCTCAGAAATGGGGGCGGATTCATTCTGCAATAGATTAGCAATAGACAAAATTTTTGGAACACTTCTAACATTTTTATAAAGCAAAAAAGTGATGGAAACTAGCTGTTTAAGCTAATATCCATCACTTTTTGGTGGAGATAAGCGGGATCGAACCGCTGACCTCTTGAATGGCATTCATAGAAAAACCCAGTAATATCAAGGCTTTCCGGGATTTTTTCTGCAATAGATTAGTAATAGGCTAAATTGCGTCGGTCACCTTTCTGAGGTCTTCAAAGGAGACATCTTGATAATGACGAAGCATTTCCGGAGAGGTATGGCCCATCAATTCCAGCTTGTCTTTATCGGAACCGGCCACCCGCTTCATCATCGTTGCAAAGGTGTGGCGGCAACTGTGTGGAGTGTATTTTCTCCTCTTGACACCATCGACTTCTAGTATTGGATTGTCGATCCCGCAATCGTTCAGTACAGAATAAAAGAGAGACCGATATGCGGCTATGTTCATTTGGCTACCGTCAGGAGAACAGAAGACCGGCCCCGAGAGCTTGTCTTTTGTAAGGCGGTCCACAATAGGTTGGATCTTTGGGGACACCGTGACAATACGGTCCTTTCCGGCGTCCGTTTTGGCACCGCCAATAAATGCACGCTCTTTTCGGTTGTAGTTGATGGCGTCCAATGCAAGGAACTCAGATGGCCGGAATCCTAGATAGCACTGGCACAGAACATAGTCCGCACCTACAACCGATGAGATATGAGCCTCTATTGACCTGACAGCAGCCTCAGGTAGTGCATCCTTTCCAGAACCAGCCTCTCCCCCAACGATCAGATACTGGCCCATATTGATTTTTGCCATATTGCGCGGGATCGCATACTTATAGATAAGCCCGGCCAGAGCTTTCATATTTTCCTGCGTTCGCTTTCCCTTCCCACAGGAGTCTAAACACTCCTGAAGATCATCCACTGTAATGTCTGCCAGCTTCTGATGCCAAATGGGCCTGAAATACTTTTTAGCAGCCCGGTAGCAGTCCATTGTTGACTTTCCGGCTCGGTGGGTCGGCTCCCACGAATCATAGAGTTCGATGAAAGTGGTGGGACGTGTTTTGTCTTCTCGCCCAACCAATGGAAGATACTCCACAGCCTCTTTTTTCGTCCTGAATCCAGATTTTGAGCGGGTGATCCTCCGCATAGTTCCATCTGCTGCGGGCTCATAGCCGATGGTCCTTACGGCGATCCACTTTTTGTTGGGAAGCTGATACACGGAGCCCTGACCATTCCCACGGCCTTTTGGATTTTGCCTTATATTTTGTGCAACTCCGCAGAGCATACAGAACCGGCTTCCATCTGGTATTTCTCCCCTGCATTTTCTGCATTTCATTGACAGTTTCCCTCCTATCATGTAAAATAGAAGGGCAGATTGCCGACCATAGCTTCTGCCCCCCTTCCCTGCCCGGTGTTGGTAGCGCCGGGTGGGGATTTTTATTTATCAAGTTCCTTTATGTCTTTTGCTGTATGCTTGGAAATTGCAGATTTCCCTGTTTTCTCCTCTAGTTCTTGCCGGGCGTTTTTGGCGATGGCACCACCTTGTTGTGCAACCTTTTTGCTTGGCTCGAGTCCTTGTGGGTTGGTAGCTCTTGAAATTTCGGTTGTGGATACTTCCGCAAGCATATTAAGGACTAATTCAGTATTTGTCATATTGTCTCGGAGGCTTTCCTTTTTCAGTCCCTTGTATGCTTTATATTCCCCTGTAGTCATTCCAGCCCATGCTTTTGTTAATTCGTTGGTGAGAATTGCATACTCTAAGTCTTTAATCCCGGCCCGGTCCCACTCATCGGTAAGCTCTTTGCGAAATTCAATAGATTTAAGCCGTTGTGTGATCCATTTGTCGGAATACCCCTTTTTCTTGTAATTATAAAGGGCCCTTTGAATTGCCAATTCAGGATCAGCGGTTTCATCCAACCGTTGGCTACCTACCATGGCAAGCCACTGCTTAAAGGGTTCAGCTTTCGGAGACGGAATGGATTGAATCAGGCGGAGTAGTTGAGTGGTATCTGCCACATCCGTCAACCGCATTTTCCCATCGGCACCTGGCATTTTCAACTGTCCGATTTTTTCGGACAGTTCACTACCTTCAACTTGAAGTTTCTTTTTCAAGTCATTCCAGTATTTTCTTGGCCTATCGGTTTCAGCCAAAACAGCACAAGTATCGACAATGGAAAAATACCATTCCTCTTTTTCAGAATCCCAAGCTGTTCTGATTTCCTTACTTTCAAACAACTTGATTGCTGTCTTTTTATCTCCCATACAATTATCCTTTCTAGTTTCTCATCCTCGCCACCTCGGGCGGGGCTTTTATTTCCCCAAAAACCCAAACAGCCCCTTCCTCCTCTTCTCTCTCCGGCCCAGCTCGGCGTTGATCTGCTCAGTCTGCTGGATGATATGCCGCAGCTCCTCCTCTGACAGTTCCCCCTTGTGGGATCGGGCGTAGGTAAGGAACGCACGAGCTTCAGCGCAGAACGAGTCATCGTCAAGGGACTTGATGCGCTCTACCGTCCATGAGGTGATATTTTCGGGGTTGAGATGGTTCATAGACATCTTCACTCGAGCCCAAACTGCGCTTTAGCCGAAACCTTTCCGCCCTGGAAAGTAATATTGGCGTTAGCTCCCAAGCTACCCTCACCGTCCCAGTAGTAGACCGCAGTGTAGTATTCATCCCCCAAACCAACATCAACTTCAGATAGGACGGTCCCCCTGGAACCTACAATATCAAAAACTTCTTGATAGGACATTCCCGTCTGAATCGCCTCAAACTCCTCAAGGCTGATTGTGGGGGGATTGTCTGTAGCACTGGCATACTCGCCTCCAAAAGCGTCATATCCGATTTTCCCATTCATGACAGTTAGGAGGTTGTTTTCCTCGGAATCAATGAAATATAGGATCGCCGTCTGGATGTCAAACTCTGCCATACTGGACTGAAGATCAGAGCAAGCCTGCTGCAAAGTTGATTGTATAGTAGCCCAATCCTCCGGCGCACTGTCAGACGCCGAATAGGGAGACATTATCTCAACCTCTATTTTCGTTCCGTTGATGGATGTAGAATAGATATCTTCCCCGGAGTAATAAGCAGAAAGGCAGTCAATGGCAGACTGTTCTGCCAAATCTTCTTCGGATGGAGCGCTTGTACTGCTAGAAGATGCTGATGCGGGAGTGGGCTCTTGAGAAACGTCAGGCGAAGAAACGGAGGATGTCCCGCCCCTTGGTGCGCAGGAAGTGAGAAGAGCAAGCACAGACACAATACAAACTAGCTTGATTTTCATTTTTCTCTCTCCTAACATACAAAATGTCCAATTTTTTGGACTTTCTGGAAGGCACTAATGGAAAAAATCTGCACTAAAATTTAGGTAAAATATGTATTGCAAAACTAGAACACAAGTTCTATAATTGAGCCATGCAAAAAAGATGACGGGAGGGCACTTCATGGAACAAAAGAACGAGAATGTAGATATACTCAAAAAAGAAATAGAACTTGTCCTAGATAGAAACAAAGATGAAAATTATTTAAAATCCCTGCTTACACGGGCCCTCATCCTTGAAAAGATATATAAGAAGTGATTAAAAGGCTCCGGGAAACCGGGGCCTTATTTTTTTGTAAAGCCGTCTATCAGTTTTCTGATGGCGGCTTTTTCTTCATCCTCCATAAACCAATATGCCTTGATGATCCGCTTGATGAGCTCATCGTCTGACATATGAATCTGTTCCATAACCTCAAGGAACTCTTCATCCTCATCTCGCTGAATATGAGGTTCACCTTCTCCAGTTCGCAGCCATAGTTCGGAAATATTAAACTCACGGCAAATATCGGCAATAGTGCGGTCGCTGGGCATTTTTGCGCCAGAACACAACTGAGAAATAAATGCTTGAGAAACATTTAGTTTTTCAGAAAATGCAGTTTTTGTGAGTTTGCTGTCCTTTACACACCACGCAATTCGATCATTGATGGTCTCCACTTTTTACACCTCCTGTCTGATACATATTAAATCACAAAGATAAAAAGAAGTCAAGAAAAAATTTAACTGAGTTATAAAAATGACTTGACATTCTAGCTAAGTTATGTTATTTTATAACCGAGCTAGAAAACTAAGTGTAGGAGGTGAACCAATGAGCATAAACCTTGATAGAGTGTCAGACGCCCAGACTGTGGCCGAGAAGTTGACCGGACTACCCAAAGAAGCCCTCCTTTATATCGCTGGATATGCGGAGGGGTGCCGGGACAAACCCACCCGGAAGCGAAGGAAAGCGGAGAAGACCAACGGAGAAAAAGAGGCCCGCCCCTGACGGGGCGGGAATAAAGGAGGTGAAAACCAATGTATATCCATGAAGCTATTAGAGCAAGGACGGCTGAAAGGCCGTTTATTACCAGAAAGAGTTGGGTGGACGATTATGGCTCATATTCACATTTAAGCGTAAAGCTGTTGCCGACTGACACACCGGATTGCTGTGTTCTGGAATCAAAACTTAGTAAAAATCCCTGCCGAGGGTGGCAGCCCATGGCAGGGGATCTGTTGGCGGATGACTGGATTATAACTGATTAAATAAATATAGCAGACCGCAAGGCTGCTATTCGGTCCATAAGTTGGTCAAATTTATCTCCGAATCTATGTTCCATGTAAGAAATGCCGTCTGATGAGAGGCTACAATTCCAAACGGAATTATCCGCAAAAAAGGCAGAAACCATATCCTTCCTTGATAATTCCTTTATCGCCTCATCTACATCATCAACACTCCAGCTCTTAATAAAATTATCTTTAATTTGACCACTTCCACCAAAGGATTTTGCGCGACTAGATGATTCTCCATTTTTTACTCGTTGTAAGTAAGAATCATATAGGACGCAAAGCAAATACTCGGCACTCTTTGTCAGTCTTACAGATTCCAAAAACTCACCCCCTTTCTGATCTCATTCTATCACGGGGCAACGGGGTAAGCAAGCCGACGACCAGGGGGCATAAAAAAGCCGGGAGTGCGGCTACACTCCCGGCGCGGGTTAAGCGTGGTGAAAAAATGAAACAACATTTCTCGAAGGAATTTCCAGATGACTTAGTAGTAGTCCTTGATGGAGCGCCACCCACAACGGCTCGAATGGTGAATTGGAAGGACGGTACTTCTCGTACAGTCAAGGTCATTCCAGGGTCTATGTGGGCAGATTACTTTAACCGCAGGATTGGGCATCCAAAGCCGTTAAAAGGCGGAGAATTGCGTTACATAACGGGGCGGGGCACGAGAAAGGACTCGTGATGAAAGAAAAAGCAAAAGTATTTGTGATAGATGCTGTAGATATCATATGGGACTGGCTGTTTGCTCACGACCTTTTGGTGTCAATCGTTTCTTCTATCATAGGGTCTGTATTCGGCGTTTGGCTCGCATTTGAGTTAATCCAAATCATAACTAAAACGTAGCCGCATCTTCGGCAGAAAGGAGACGTTATGACGTTGGCAGAAATCAAAGCCATGAACAAAGATGTCCTTCTTCCATCAGAAGCCGCCGGCCCACTTGGTTGTGATCCACACTATATCCGAGTGGCGGCGAAGAAGAGGCCGGAGCTACTTGGGTTCCCTGTAACACTGATTGGGAACCGGGTAAAGATCCCTCGCCTTGCTTTCATCCAGTACATGGAGGGGACCTTGGAAAATGAGGATGCCCCCGCCCGTGGTGGCACACGGGAGAGGGCAAGAACCGATGACCAGTGAAATCATCCTGTCCCTTGTATTGTAACACGAGGGCGGGAGGAATACAAGGAGGATCACATGACAATAGATGAAAAGGTAGAGGCGTATAGAATGTATCTTGAAGGCGCTTCGTGCGATGAAATCGGGAAGCATTTCGGAGTTTCCAGACAATGTATTCGACAACATCTTCCGGAACCAAAAATAAGCCGTATAGAAATGAGCGCAAATTCTTGCGTTTATAAGGGCGTTTCAAAATGGATGTTAGAAAATAAAATTTCTTGTTCAAAATTGGCCCGTTATTCAGGCGTTTCTGTTGCCTGCCTTTACAGATTTTTAACTGGGAAAGGTACGGCTAATAAGACCACAATAGATAAACTTTTGAATGTCACCAAAATGAGTTACGAAGAGGCATTTTCGGCCAAATAAAAGCGCCCCGGCCAGCGAACCACCGCCGACCAGGGCTGGCAAACCTGATTGAAAGCGGCAGTCAGGCTTGATAGAACAAATGTACCATGTTCTTTCGAGCCTGTCAAGAGGAAGGAGAAAGAATATGGATGAGAAAAGTACAATAAAAGACCTTGAGCGTCAGGCCAGCAACACTAAGCTTCTGATGGACCGCTTGACCCGGGCGGCCTATGGCATGACGTTTGATGAGCTGATCCGGTATATGGGGAGGCGTGACGATGACGCCGAATGAGGCCATCCGCCGGATCACCCAGCGAGCTATGGAGCGGCACCGGCTCTCACAAAGGGGCCTTGCCCATGAGATCGGATGCGGCGAAGGCTCTATTGCAAAGATCCTGGACGAGCAGGAGGTTCGTCTCACTCAGGAGCAATGGTTTTATTTGATGACGTTGGGAGGGAAACGGCTTGCGTGACTGGATGCTCGTGGGCGCATACGCCTGCATTATTGTAGCAATGGCGCTGATAATTTGGGACATATGGGATAGGAGAAGGAAGAAATGAGAACACGAGAAGAGCGCCGCCAGAGGGCCCGAGAGGTCCGCTGGATGATTGGAATAGGAGCAATGCTCTGCCTGACCTTCTGGGGCGGTATGGCATTTGCCTTTTGGGTCATGGGGTGATGAAATGGAGAACATCGAACATCCAGACATCACCGCTGCCATGCGGACGGGATATCCAGAATATGTGAACTCAGAGAATCAAGACAGCCCAGAGAATCGGGAGCAGTTTATCAATGAGAGACCCGATCTCCTTATCAGATGGCTTCGCCTTGGATACCCGGATATCTTAGAGGAATACATTGAAATGAACGGACCGGACTACCGGGAATGGCTGAATTAGGAGGAAGATATGGAGAGCTTTATTTTACGAGTTTTGGCTCTGCAATCAGAGCTGAAAGCGCCTAAAGGACAGACAAATAAATTTGGTGGCTATAAATACCGCTCTTGTGAGGATATTCTGGAAGCAGTAAAACCACTGTTGAAGAAATATGGGCTTGTCCTCACGGTCGGAGACGATTTGATGAATGTAGGCGACCGGTATTATATCTGCGCTACCGCAACACTTAGGGATACAGACAGCGAAGCAGCCATTAAAAACAGCGCATACGCCCGTGAAGCGTTTGAGAAGAAGGGAATGGATGAGGCTCAGATTACCGGAACCGCATCCAGCTATGCTAGAAAATACGCTCTGAATGGTCTGTTCTGTATTGACGATACCAAGGATGCGGACACGGACGAATATACTGAGCGGACCAGAAGAGGGAATGAATCACACCATGGGACGCTTTGCTCTGACTGTGGACAAACCATATTTGGGACTTTGAAACGAGATGGAAGCGATTGGCCTGCACAAGAGATCGTGACATACTCCACCGGAAGATTTGGGCGTCCCTTATGTCCGGCGTGCCAAAAGAAAGCTTTTTCGGCTGAAAAGGCGGCAAGTAAATGAATCTTACATTTCAAGATGCCAAGATACAGATGGACGGCGGGGTATGGCTCTGTATAAAAGTCAATGAGCCGGCTCTAGCCAGAAACTTCATCCTGGACAAGCAAAATCGTCTCTATGACTGCGAGATCAAGGAGCACCGGGAAAAGCGGAGCCTGGATGCCAATGCCTACTGTTGGGTCCTTTTGGACAAGCTGGCGGACGCTATCCGCTCCACGAAGGAGGAACTCTATCTCCAGAAGGTTCGGGAAGTTGGTCCATATAAGGACTTTTCATTGACCGAGGATGAAGCAAAGACTTTCCGAGTGGCATGGGAGAAGCTTGGCACCGGATGGCCCACAGAACAGGTAGACTATGGCCGAGACGGAGACCGGGTGGTGGTGAGGGCCTACTATGGTTCCTCTACCTATAACACAAAGCAGATGTCCAGACTCATTGACAGCATCGTGCAGGATTGCAAAGACCTTGGCATTGAGACGTTGCCGCCTGAAAAGCTTGCGGCTATGAAGGAGGAATGGGGACGTGCATCGTCAGACTAGGGCAACATCCATTCCGGTGAAGGTAAAGGCTGCTGTGGCCGAAAGAGACTGTAACCACGGCCCGGCAACCTGTATCCTCTGCGGTGCTCCTGGCGGTCCCCACTGTCATGTGGTGCGCAGATCTCAGGGCGGAATGGGGGTCGAGGAGAACATCGTCACCCTCTGTGATAAATGTCACTATGCTTTTGATGAAGGACTGTTTATGGACCGGCTTCGCCCGTTGGGATTTAACAGCCGGGAGGACATCCGTACTTATATCATCGACTACCTCAAAGGATTTTACCCTGACTGGAGCGAGGAGAAGGTGAGGTACAAAAAATGGGACTGACACAGTGTGAGCGAGTGCTGCACTATATGGAGGACTTTGGGACCATCAACCCCATGCAGGCCATTCAGGACCTTGGATGTTACCGCCTGGGGGCCCGTATCTGGGACCTGCGTCATGCTGGACATCCTATCTCCAGCCGTATGGTATCAGGAAAAAACAGGTATGGCGATAGTGTCAGCTATGCCGAATACAGATTGGAGAATAGAAATGCTTAACCATATCACTATTATGGGACGTTTGACCCGAGATCCAGAGCTCCGGCACACCCAGACCGGAACGGCTGTGGCCTCCTTCACTCTGGCGGTGGACCGGGATTTTAAGGACAAGGCTACTGGAGACTGCACTACCGATTTTATTGATGTGGTAGCCTGGCGGCAGACCGGCGAGTTTGTCAGCCGCTACTTCACAAAAGGTCGCATGGCCGTGGTAGATGGCCGCCTTCAGCTCCGTGACTGGACGGACAAGGACGGCAACAAACGCCGGAGTGCTGAGGTCATTGCAAACAATGTCTACTTCGGGGACTCCAAACGAGATCCTGGGTCCGATGCTCAATATGGAAATGATGAGCATGAGCAGTTTGCTGAGCTTACAGATCAGGATGGAAAACTCCCGTTCTAAGGGGGTGAAATACGATGGCAAGGGAATATTTCCCGGCCTATCACAGCTACCTGGAGGTAATGGAAGCCCTCACAGACGCTGAGAAGGGGCGACTTTTTACGGCTTGCCTATTATACAGTAAGACGGGAGAAGTGCCGCAGCTCAGTGGGAATGAGCGATATCTGTTTCCAGCCTTCAAGTCTCAGATAGACCGGGATAAGAAGTCCTATGATGAGTATTCCGCCGCCCAAGCAGAGAAAGCGAGAAAGCGGTGGGATGCAACGGCATGCAACGGCATGTCCGGCAATGCCGAAAATGCCAAAGAGAAGGAGAAGGAGAAGAAGAAAAAGAAGGAGAAGGAGAATAATACCCCCCCAAGCCCCCCCAAGGGGGGCGGGGATGTGTTTGCCGAGTATGCTGGGGAGAACAGAGAGCTTTTGGCTGCGCTTCGGGACTTTGAGCAGATGCGGAAAAGTATAAAGCGTCCCATGACAGACCGGGCAAAGCGGCAGCTATGCACAAAGCTGGATGATGCGGCGTCAGGCTATGAGCGCATCGAACTTCTCAACGAGGCGGTCCTGCACTGCTGGCAGTCAGTCTATCCTAAGCAAGCGCAGGCAGAGAATACTCGAAAAAAGACGTTTGCTGAGATCGCAGCGGGAATGGAGGGCCAGACATGACGCTACAGGAGACCGCACAGATCATGGATATCCTGACTATCGCATATCCGCAGTTTTACAACGGGAAAAATGCGCCTGATCCTCAAAAAGCATTGATCTTGTGGTCAAGCATGTTTGCGGACGATGATGCGGTGGTCGTGGCCGCTGCAATAAAGGCGCTGATCGTCTCTGACCCTGGAAATTTTCCGCCTAGCATTGGGACCGTCAAGGCAAAAGTCAGACAGATCACCGCTCCACAGGAGCGGACCGAAGGAGAAGCTTGGGCGATCGTTGCAAAGGCCGTTCGCAAGCTGGACTGGAACGACCCGGAAAAGGCATATCGGTCGCTCCCGAACGACATCCAGAGATGTGTCAATGACCCATCTGTCCTGGTCGATTGGGCAAAGACGGATGAAAACACGTTTTCGACCGTAATTGCATCAAATTTCCAGCGCAGTTACAGAGCTAGACGGGCGGCAGACCGGGAGTATGATGCGCTCCCGCCGGATATCAAGGCCATGATAGGGTCGATGACAGAACAAAAGAGCCTGGAGGCAGGGAAATGCTGAGTTTTATTATCAACTACCCAACGACCAAAAAAGGGAAGTCAGAATGGAACCGAAGATTTGGACTGAACGCCTATTATGCGGGCAAGCATCCACAGAAGCGGCGGAAGGATGCCGAAGAGCTCCACATGATCGCCCGAGCAGCTATGCATAAAGCTGGGATCAGGAACAGGATGCTAGACCGACCGGTGAAGGTGAGATTTTATTGGGATGACGGCCTGGACTGCGATAATCATGCGGTTTTAGGGAAAGCGTTTCTGGACGCAATGAAAGGCTACATATTACCGGATGATAACCGGAAATGGGTCAAGATGGTGTCGCATGAGTTCTGGGATGGGGGCGCCATCAAGGTCGAGATCATGCCGGGGGGAAGGCCGTATGCATGAAAATCCATGTTGGACCTGTCAGAAAGCATGCGGAGGGTGCTCCTGGAGCCGCAGCTTCTCCCCTGTTCCGGGATGGAGGGCCAACAAAACGAAAAAACGAGGACAGGGCGGCACAAAGGGCGGCTACATAGAGAGCTACTACATAAGGTCGTGTCCGGAGTATGATCCAGAGCCAAAGCGGGATATCCCGGAAGAGAGAGGCGGTCAAAGGCTCAAATATGACATCGACAAGGTGATGTTGTTGGCTAGGGCCGGAATGACAGAGGCGGAGATCTGCCAGAGGATGGGCGGTATGCCGCTTGATACACTGAGGAGATATAAGGCCATATTGAGGAAGCGAGGAAAGCTATGCTAGAATTAGAGCAAAGGGCCCTCTCCGCCCTCCGCCCCGTCAGCCGGGAGCAGCTATCTGAGTTTAAAACTTGCGATCTGGTAGACGAACTAAGAAAGCGTGAGGGCGTAGAAACACACATCGCAGAGCCGTACCAAGATGTGACAGTCTCAGTAAACGGCCCTGCGGTGGTGCTGGTAGTTATAGATTAGACCCTGGAATATCCATACCTACCCTTGATAAATGAGTGGAAGTATTTTCCGTGGGACCCTGCGGACATGAGCCCAGCATATACAGACTGCGGGACACCGAAATAGGCGTAGGTGCCACCCTTATGAAATGAGATGTAGAGAGTCCCATTTTCATATCCGATACTGGCTATGTCCGTTGAGGAAACTGGATGCATGACCATGAAATCACCTCACTTTCCGCGCAGTTAAATAATACTACACAGAATGGAGGATTTGTAGATATATGGGGAAAATCAGCCGGGAGCAGGTGGAGAAGATGTGGAGGGGAGAATGGAAACGGGATAAATGGCCCAGCGGAACACACCGAATTATTTGTAACAGATGTGGAGAATGAAACGGGAAAACTACAAACTTTTGCTCTCATTGCGGCGCTCCCATGACGGACGAGGCCGTGGAGATGGTGATGGAGAGATTGGAGGCGTTGAAAGATGGACCGGAACAATAAAACTATTCAGTTAGCAAAGAAAGCTGCTGATGCATGGAGGAGCACTGACACATATCATCAAGCGGCTCAAATCATTGATATGCTGATCTCTGCATTGGAGGGAGATCCCACCCTCACACCGCCGAACGAGCCGCTGACGTGCGTGGGGTGTATATATGAGCCTGATTGCCCATCTGAAATTCATTGTCATGGGTGTGCAAGGATATTTGTAGATCATTACCGCCGCCCGCCGGAGGGAGAGGCATGAACGAAAATATTCGAGTTTTATTTGAGATGGGCAAAATTGAAGAGCCTAACGAGGAGTTGGCAAGGAATTTTTGCAGAGCCAGTAAAATCGGGACATACAAGTGCGCTGTGACGACTCGTTTTGGTTTTTCCTGCGATCTATGCCTCGAAGAAGAGCTATTATATCTAAAATCCGTTGGAGTACATACAGTCGCGTCCTGTTGTGGGCATGGGAACTCAGAGCTTGCCTCAATTCTAAGCGCTGGGGAGACCAGCAGGGAGGCCATGCAGAATATGGGCTATGAGTTGATAGGTAATCTCTATGGGCGTGATAACTGGAGACCGAAATCAATGCTATTATATGACCCGCCGGAGGGAGAGGAGGAACCCTGATGTCAAAAGAAAGAACTGATCCAAGCGGTGATGCCAGAAATCCTCTCAATCAACAGGCCAATAATCGCACCAAGAAAAACCAGAAGCACTTGAAATATGCGCTCTCGCTTATTTTCGGAGTCGTTCTTGGACTCTTGCTTGGCGCGATACTCGAACTCCGCTAAAGCATCTTCGCCGCGTGGAGTGAGACGCCAGGATGTGGGATTGATGGATAAATCGTCTGGGGAACCTTCTGTACGATAACTGTTTGGCTCGATATATTTTTGTTCCCGAAAATATCTCATACGACTATCCATTTTCCCGCTGACTGGTCCGGAGCGAAATTTAAGAAGCGCATTGTAATTTTCGTCTGACAGCATATATATCACCTCGCGCCGATTATACCACAAGGAGGAAGAGATGGACATTGAGAAGCTGATTGAGCAGTTAAAGAGCGCCGCAGGAGGACCAGAAGGCATTAAGATGTGCCACGCCGCCGCCACCGCCCTCTCCACGCTCCAGGCCGAAAACGAGCGATTGAAAAACAAATTGTCCGAATTGGCACACTTTCCGTTTGACGAGCCTGGGATCGGAGAGCGAACAAGGCTGATGGCCGAAAACGAGCAGCTGCGGGCCGAGCTGGAACAGGTGAAGCGGTGTATTGAAATTGTAGAAAATCAGAGAGATCAGATGAAGCGGGAGAGGGATGCGGCAGTAGAGGACCTGCACAAACTTTGCCCCGCATGGAAGTGGGACGGCGAGGAGGGCTGACATGAAAAAGCGTAAATACTACCGAAAGTGCGGTATCTGTGGGGAACGGTATGAGCAGAGCGAGATGGTGAGAGATGAATGTTCTCCCACTGGCTGGATTTGCTTTGACTGTTGCATGGGCGTACACCCGGAGTATGAGGAGGACTGACATGAAGCGGCTGACATACTTTGACGGCGGGAAATGGCGGCTCAAAATTGGCAACACCGAATATAGCGGTAAAACCGTTTTCCTGACCCGCGAGGAGGCCGCACTACGGAGGGAGCAGGATGGTTGATTGGGCAGTCATTAGGAGACTTGGGCTTTCCTTCCCTGGATGGTTCATCAACGCCCAGGGGGAGTTTATCGCCCACCAAAAGGCAAATGTGTATTTCAATATCAGCACTTGCAAGAGCGAACTGGATGTAAAGTGCAAGGTGTTGGAGTGGTTTTCCCGCGCGGCTTGTAAGTCCACGCCGTTTCGCCGTGCAGTAGATAATACAGCCCTTCATATTTTCTTCCTGAATGGTATAAATCAATATCTTGACACTAGGTTCAGTGTGGAGGATATGCGAGAGATTTACACTTATCTCGGGAACGCTTGCGACCATCAAAAAACGATCCGATTTATAGAGAGCGGCTATGATATGACCGTATTGGAGGAGCAGGATGGAGAATAAAACTATACCGCCGATGTATCCCGCTGAATTTGTCGAACGGGAATTAGGGATTAGAACTGACTGCTATAACCACAGCTGCCCATTCAGGGTGAATGATACCAGCAACGCCAACCGCTGCGAGTGTACGGCCTGCCCGAATCGGTGTACGGGCGATTTTTCCATTGCGTGGAACCGGACGCTGACGGATGAAGAGCTGGAAATCATTAAACGGATTGCAGACGACCACGAACAGAGGTGGAGAGAATGAAGGAGTACATCGAGAGGGCGGAAGCACTCGACATCTGCCAGAAAGAATATGAAGATCGGCTTAGAATGGCAGACTATTGCGGCGATACCGTGGCTTGGGATATTGGCGGAACAATCAAAGGCATCCCCGCCGCCGACGTTGCGGAGGTGAGGCACGGGAGATGGATTTTTGAACCAGGGAAAATCCCGTATTGTTCGGAGTGCAAAGAGTACAGCGATGATGGAGACAAGGGTGCTGCTTTCTGCCCGTGGTGCGGCACTCGCATGAACAAGGAGGCCGCTCATGACTAAGTGCTGCGCCACCTGCCAATGGTGGGACGGAGATCGCTTTTGTGATTGCCCTGACAACGGGGTATTTTTAACACATGGAAATGACACCTGTGCCAACTGGAAAGCTGAGGAATGCGCCACCTGCGCCTGGTACGAGGACTTCCAGGGCGTGTGCTGTAACGGAGATTCCACACACCGCGCCGACTTCATAGAACCGGATCAGCGGTGCAGGGAATGGGAAAGGAAGGAGGACGGCCATGAGCAGTGAACTGTGGCTTGGCTATGTGGTGGAGGATGATATGCCGGAGACGGCAAAACATAAGGAGGAGGCCAACATGGACAAACCGAGAATTTGTGAGGTGCTGGGTGACGAATTTGAAAAAATCTGTGAGGCAGTACATAACGAATGGTGGGAAGAGAAGAAACGCCAGGGAATTGATGACCATCCCGATATGCTCCCGTACCAAGAACTGCCGGAGAATGTCAAAGAGTATGACCGCGTGACTGTACGACGTGTTTTGGAGGCACTGGGCATCAAGTATCCACGCAAGCCCCACTTCACCCAGCAGGAGGTGGAATCAGCAAAGATAATTAGCGTGCTGTTCCCCGAAGCAACACACATTGAGCGGTTGCGAGGCAGTAAAGTTTTAGGCATAACTGGAGCCGAAGATGGGTGGATTGCAGATATTGAAAGCTCGCTATTTCCAGAAATCAAGTCAGGTCAGTCCGTCACCCTTGACGAGATCATCGGAGGTGTGGAATGAGCGAAGAAAATTTTGCAGTGCCAGACGAATATTTGGTCAGCGTTTTTGGAGATCGGCCAGACATGGTCCAACACCCGCCCCACTACACCGCCGGGTCTGTCGAGTGCATAGACGCGCTAGAGAGCATGGTCATGGGATACCAGGACACAGTGCAGGCCGGTCTGGCATGGCAGGCGGTCAAGTATATCTGGAGGTCTCCGCTCAAAGGAAATCAAGCACAGGACCTGGACAAAGCACTGTTTTATCTGAATAGGCTGAGAGAGAAGGTGAAGGAATGAACGTTATCGAAAACGACGTTCGAGCCCTGGTGGACAAGGAGCTTACCGCCGCCAACGAGCGGTTCCCGCAGTTTCATTCGGCGCATGAGGGATATGCGGTGATTCTGGAAGAAGTGGAAGAGTGCGAGGGCGAATTTGATGCCATGCAATATTGCCTGAATTGCTTATGGAGACAAACAAAGTGCAACGTTCCAACAGAGCCAAAAGAACTACAAAACGCCGCAGTCCGACTTGCCTGCGAGGCCATCCAGGTTGCGGCCATGTGCCGGAAGTTTATGGGGATGGAGGGCGGACAATGAAAGAGTACAAGCTCCAAGTCCCTGATGATACGGTTGGCATATCAATCACGACTTTTCGACAGACGAAAAATAAGAAGCTGTTTTCCAGAAGCTTTAATGTCGAAGCTGCTTTAGAGACCTACATCCTTGACTTAATGGACGAGGAGGGATAGCCCTTGAACGAGTTCCCGGAGAGGCTGAGGAGAATGAGAGAGAGGAACCGCTTGAGCCGATATAAACTCTCTGATTTATGCGGGATATCGCCTGACCAAATCAGAAGGTATGAACTTGGAGAGAGAAAGCCTGGAGCGGATGCACTAGAGGCAATAGCTGACTATTTCGAAGTATCAACAGATTACCTGCTTGGTCGGACAGATTATCCGTGTGTAGTTAAACCTTTATCGTCTCATAGAAGAATTTGATAATTCCTCCTTTTTGAGGAATCACAATCTGAATTTATGCGACAATGGGAGCATGGGGGCATACCCTGTGCTCCCTATCTCTTTCTCCTTCCTATACCCGGCAGTCGGCCTCCTGCTGCCGGGAATATATGCCTCTCCTCGCCGCATGAGGCGGGCGGTGGCACCAAAAAAGAAAAGGTGAAGAAGTATGAATTTGATGCAGGGCGACTGCTTGGAACTGTTGAAAGACATTCCAGACTGCAGTGTGGATATGGTGCTGACCGACCCACCGTATGGAGTAATAGAGAAAAGCACTCACGATTTGAAGGGGTGGACGGACAAAAAAATCACTTGGGACATACCGCTCAGCGCCGATTTAATTTTGGGTGCATGCAATAGGGTTTTGCGGCCAAACGGAAAATGTGTATTGTTTTCGATTGACCCATATACAACACAACTCATTTGTTCTGCGCCAAAATCTATGCCGTTTTCATATCGTGGCATATGGCTAAAAAATAATGCCGGAAATGTTCTTGGATGCAAGAAAAATCTTGTAAGCTATTTTGAGGACATTCTTATTTTCTCAAAAAACAGCGGGTTTGCTTTCTATGACTTTGAAAATACAAATCCGTTAAGGAATTGGTTCAGGCAAGAATTCCAAAGGGCCAACATCTCGTCAAAAAAGTGCAAAGAACTTCTTGGCAACCAAATGTACTCACATTATTGTACTGACGGATTTCAGTTTTGCATTCCCACAAGAGAAAACTATAAGAAGTTGCAAAGTACCGGTTTTTTTCAGCGTGACTATGAAGAAATAAAAAGCGAAAATGACGAATGGGTTGCAAAAACCAAATCAAAACGCAAAGAGTATTATTTGAAAATGAATGAAAAATATCCGTCGGTATTTAATTTGCGGGACGGCCAAAAATCTAAGCCCAATGTGTTCTCATACAAAAAGGAAATCGAACGATTTCACCCCACTCAAAAGCCAGTCGCATTGTTGGAAGATTTGGTCAGTACATATAGCAATCCCGGCAACGTGGTTTTGGATTTTACAATGGGCAGTGGTAGCACTGGCGTTGCCTGTGTCAACACGGGCCGAAAATTCATCGGCATGGAGTTAGACCCCGGATATTTTGAGACGGCTAAGCAGCGCATTAAGGAAGCGCAGAAACAAGTTGTGATGTGACCCGCACAGCGGATTACATACAGGCCCGCGGAAAGCCTGACCAAACCCGCAGCATACCCCGAAAGGGGTATATATACCGCGCCGCAGTCGCATGAGACGGTGGCGGGATAGGAGATCTAGGAAATGGATTATAAATCAAAACGATGGAAGCGATTAAGAGAGAAAATATTGCGAAGAGACCGATATCTATGTAGAGAGAGCAAGAGATATGGGAGGATGGTAGAGGCAACAACAGCACACCATGTTTGGCCGGTGGAGCGGTACCCGGAATACCAATGGTGCGAATGGAATCTGATTGCCCTATCAAATGAAGAGCACAACGCAATGCACGACAGAGACACGGGAGAACTGACAGAGAAAGGGGAATGTTGGAGGCGGAAGATCACCCCCCCACC